CTCGCCGAACATCTCGCGGCGACGATTCGCGGCCTCTTGGGGCCGTTCGGGCTCCGGCTCGCGGCGCTCGAGCAACGGGATCTACACGGTGAGCTGGAGGGCCTCGCGGTGCGGATTGCGGAGCTCGAGGCGCGGGCGCCGGTACCGGGTCCGGCCGGGCCGCCTGGGCCGGCCGGCCGGGACGGCGTCGACGGGAAAGACGGCGCGCCAGGCCTCCGCTATTGCGGCGTGCACGTCCACAACAAGACGTATGACACCGGCGATCTCGTCACCGCCGGCGGCAGCGCGTTTCATTGTCAACGCACCACAACCGCGGCGCCGGGCGCCTCGCCGGATTGGATGCTGATGGTGAAACGCGGGCGCGACGGGAAAGACAGCGGAGGGCGCTCGTAATGGCGGCGCAGCTCGTGACGCTGCAGACGGCGAAGGATCACTTGCAGATTCCGACAATGGCGCCAGGCGATCCGGACGAGGCCGACGTCCAGCTCAAGCTGGATCAAGCAGAGGCGATCATTCTCGACTACTTGAAAGAGCGGGCGTCCGAGACCTGGGTGAGTCCCGAGACGGCACCGCCGCCGGTCGTGGCGGCGATTCTGAAAATGCTCACGGCGCTCTATGAGCACCGCGGCGATCTCGAGGAAACGGACGCGGATCTCTGGGACGCGATCGCAAACCTCTTGCGGCGCTTCCGGGATCCGGCGCTCGCATAGTTATGCAAGTCGGCGAATACCGGCATCGCGTCGTGTTTCAAAACCCAGTATCCGTCCCGGACGGCGTCGGAGGATTTCTGCAGAGCTGGACGGACCTCGCGCCGGCGTCGTGGAAGGTCGCGATCGAGCCGGCGACGGCGGCCGACCTCGAGCGGATCGCGGCCGGGACGACGCTCTCGACGGCCTCGCATGTCGTGACGGGGCGCTTTCATTCGGGCGTCACGACGCAGACGCGGATGATTTTCAACGGGCAATTCTTTTCGATCACCGGCGTTGTGAATGTCGAGTTGCGGAGTATCACGATGATTTGCGGCGCGGTGCAGGTGGTGCCATGAGCGCGAGTCTCACGATCTCGGGGATCGCCGAATTGCGTGCCGAATTGTCGCGGCTCCCGTCGGAGCTCAAGGGCGAGGCGACGGCGATTGTGCTCGACACGGCCTATGCGGCGAAGGATGACATCGTGTCGCAGTATCCGCAGGGAGAGACCGGCAATCTCAAAAAGGGCGTCAAGGTGTTCGTGAAAGAGATCGGGCCGTTCAGCGTGGCGGCGCAAGTGAAGAGCACGGCGCCTCATGCCTGGTGGCATGAACACGGTTCAGAAGTTCACCATCGGGTCACGAAAAAGGGCTGGAACCGCGGCACCATGTTTTCAAAAAAGGGGCCGCCGCGGCCGGTGTTCATTCCGACGATGATCCGGCACCGGCGCGCGATGTATGCGAAGTTGGCCGCGCTGCTAGAACGGCATGGGATCACGGTGACGAGGGTGGCCTGAGCGTGGCGGATACCTCCGACATTTGCGCGGCGCTGATCGCGAAGCTCGGGAGCGACACGGAGCTCTTGCAGCTCTGTCCGAACGGCGTGTATCGGGACGAGGGCTATCCGGGGATGACGCGGTTCGTCATCGTCTCGTTGATGGGCGGCGAGGATCTGGGAGTGTTCGGCAAACGGGCGATCGAAGCGGGCGTGTATCTCGTCGAAGCGCGCATGCTCTCGACGGTGCCAGGCGCGAATATCAAAGCGGCCGCCGCGCGGATCGATGCCCTGCTCGAGGATCAGCCGTTGACGGTCGCCGGTTATACCTGGATGACGATGCACCGCGAGGAGCCGATCGGGATCACTGAAGTCGACGCGCTCGATGCGTCGATCCGCTGGTTCCGCCGCGGCGGACGATATCGGATCGAAATGAGTCACACCGCGGCGTAACCGCAAAAAGGAGACGAGACAATGTCGATCATCTCTGGGCGCAATGGGCAAGTTCTCTGGGATCCCGCGGGCACCACGCCGGTTGAGGTGCTGTCACTCAATGCCTGGACGGCCGATTTCAAAACCGAATACGAGGACGTCACCTGTTTTGGCGACGTCAACCGCGTCTACATTCCCGGCATGAAAGACGCCGGCGGGATGCTCGGCGGCTTCTTCAATTCGGCTGAGCTCGCGCTCTTCGAAGCGGCCGAACAGGATACGCCTGGACTGCTCAAGCTCGTGCCGAGCAGTACGGAGCCGTTGTTTTTCTGGACCGGGCCGGCCTACATGGACGCATCCATCGATGCGAGTTTGTCGGCGCCGAAAGTCTCCGGCACCTGGAAAGCGGCGGGCCCATTCCTGCTCGAGGGCGGCGTCTTGAGCGCCAGTGCGGCGGCCGCGCGGGCGAAGCGGCTCAGGCAGCGGGCACCGGCCGCGGCGTGAGGTGTTCGACTCGCTGACGATTCACGGCGGCGCGGGCTCCGTGCTCTGGGGCTACCGCGTCGCCGTCGAGCTCACGTCGTGGCGGATTGTGCGCACGAAAGCCGAGGGCGGGCACTGGATCCTGAGCGCGACGATCGCGCGGATCGATAAGTTTCAGGCGCGTCAGGCGCCGCTCTTGTTTACGGCGCCGCGGCCGCAGGGTTTCTGGGCGTGGCCGATTGAGGCGATCGAAATCGGGGAGACGAGTCTGCGGGCACACCTGGGGCCGCCGGAGCGGTAGCAAAGGGGATCACGATGGGGCGCTGTCGGATTGTCTCGCCGGAATCAGTACGGTTGCCGTTGTCCGACGGCGACTTTCTCACGGTCAAAAAAGAACTCAACGCGGGCGAGTACGTGGACTATCTGACGGATCGCCAGGCGGATCGGGTGTTCGCGGCGCCGCTCGCATACCTCGTCGGCTGGTCGCTCGTCGGCGTGGGCGAACAGCCGATTCCGTATGCGATGGGGCAGTCCCGCGACGAACGGCGGGACGTGTTGCGGAGCCTCGATCAGGTGACGTTGCTCGAGATCGTGAAGGCCATCGACGCGCACGCGTCGTCGACGGATCGCACCGTCGAGGAAAAAAAAACGATCCCGGAGCCCGCGCTCGCATGAGGACGGATCTCGCGCTCTGCAAAGTCATGGGGATGAGCTACGAGGATATTCGCGCGCTGCCGCGGGCGGTGTATGAGGTGCTCGTCGAGGATCTAAGCGCGCAGGCCGCGCGCACGGAGGCGATTGCGTAATGCCAGCCCTGAATGGCGTCATGGCGGCGGACTTCTCCGATTTCTTCTTTGAAGTGGATAAGTCGGTCGTCAAGCTGAAGGAACTCGAGGGCGCGTCGGCGCATACATCCGGGTCAATCGATGCGTTCGGCGAGGGGATGAGCCAGGCGGATCGGATCCTGGGCCTCTTTGGGATCCGCATTGGGCCGCAGATTCAGGCCGTGCGCGAGCTCGGCGCGGCGGCGGGGAAAACCGCTAGCGATATCGGCCTGATCGGCACCGCCGGCTTGACCGTGGGCGCCGCGCTCGCCGGTTGGAGCGTGGGCCGCATGGTGTCGGACTTCTTCGATCTCGACGAGGCGATCGGGAATGCGACGGCCTCGCTGCTCGGGTTTGGCGACGTGGCGGCCGAACGGGCCGGCGCGAAGCTGGACGTCTTGAATCGCGCGGCGCAAATCGCCGGGCGCACCGTCCTCGACTTTGACGAGGCGATGAAAATCATCACGGAGCATAACAAGGCGGCGGCAGAGAGTTTCAACACGGGCGCGGCGCGGGTGGAGCAGTGGAACCGCGAAATCGCGGCGGTGCGGGCGTCGGGCAATCTCCCGGCGATTCAAGCGGAGCTCAAAAACCACACGTCGACGCTCGCGGAGATCTCCCAGCACTACGGGATCAGCACGCGCGCCCTTGAGTACTACACGCGCACGCTGAGCGAGAGCGCGAAGGTACAGAAAGCCTGGGCGGACGAGGCGCGGCCGCGGTACGAGGCGATCGCGAAAGCGCAAGAGGAAGTGAATCAGGCCACGGGCGGCTGGCATAAAGCGCTCCTGACGATCGTCCCGGCGACGGCGGCGGCGGCGACGGAAGCGCTCAACCTGGGCGTCTCGCAGCAAACCGTAGCGACAGCGTTTCAGCTCACCACGTCGCAAGTCGGCGCCCTCGATCGCCAAATGCAGCTCAACCTCGCGACGATGGCGGCGACGGAGCCCGCGCTCGGCTCGCTCGACGAATGGATCAAGACGAACTACGCGGATACGAAAGCGTGGAATAACGAATGGCGGTTCACCTCTGAGGTGATTGGCGAGAAGGTAGCGCCGGCGCTCGAGGACGTGACGAGCAAGATCGAGGGCGTCTCGGCGGCGATGTCCTCGATGACGGCGATGGTCCCGGGCATGACGCAGAAATCGCCGGGTGCGAGTATCCCGATCAATCTCGGGGAGGGGCTCTCGATCCCTAATTTTGATTATGCGTTTGATTTGTATTCCAAAACCCACGGCGGCGCGAGCGGCGTGGGGATGATCGGCGGCGGGCCGGCGCCCGACTTCCTCTCTTGGGCAATGTCGCACGGCTACACGCAGCAAGCGCCGCAAGTGAATAACACGTTCAATATCGTCGATACCGAAAGCGGGATCGCCCGGCGCGTCGGGGAGACGATCACCAGCCAGGTGCAACGCGGATCGCTGGTGAACTGATGCCGTATCAGCCTGCCGTTCTCGGCTCGGCGCGGCTGAACAACTTTCGGCTGGACTATCTCACGCCGGCGCAAGCGGCCGAACGGCCGAACCATATTCGGATCATTTTGGGCGGGATCGATATCACGCGGCCGGATTCGCCCATGCGGGTGATCTACAAGTCGCTGACGATTCGCGATGCGCTCTTCGAGGCGCCCAACACGTGCGCGCTGACGATCTACGGCGCGGCGCCGAACGTGGGACAGCCGATCGAGGTCTGGATCAATTCGGATACGCCGGTGCTGCTGTTTAGTGGCGAGCTGCAAACGTGCGATCGGACCTACAAGGGCCGGCCGGGGACGGTGATCTATCCCGTGACGGCGATCGACGATGCGGCGCGGGCGAATCGCCGGCGGCCGTTGCGACCGTACGTGAACGTCTCCGCCACAACGATCGCGCAAGAGTTGATCGCCACGTACGCGCCGGGCTTCTCGAGTGCGGGCGTCGAGGCGGGCTTGCCGGCGGTGACGATTACATTCGACGGCTCGGAAGCGGGCATGAAAGGGTGTCTGACGGCGCTCGCGAAGTTGATCGGTGGGTATTGGTTTTTTGAGAACAAAACGCTGTATCTCTTCGTGACGGCGCCGGGGATCCCGCCGGATCCGATCGACGATACGCCGGGGCGGTTTCTCCACGATCCCGCGATTCGGTGGAGCATGGATAAATCGCAAGTCCGCACGCGCGTATATGGCAAGGGCGCGAGCACGCGGATCGTGGCGTCGCTGGCGGCTGGCGCCGCGTCGGTGCCGGTGGCGAATGCGGAAATGTTCACGGCGAGCGGCGGACAGGCGATCGCGGGCGTGACGCCGGATGGCGCCGCGTCGCGGGTGCTGACATATACGGGCGTGCAGCTCGGCGGCGGCGGCGGGTTGGTCGGGCCGGGCGCGTCCCCATCGGCGCCGCCGGTGCTCGCGGTGGTCCCGGGTGCGGGGATCGAGTCGGGCGTCCATTCCTACGCGATCACGTTTACGACGGCGAGCGGGGAAACGGCGCCCAGCCCGATCGCGGTGGCCGTCGTCGGCGTGACGGCGGCGCCGCCAGTCTCGCCGGTGATCGGCGCCGTGCAAGCGGGCGGCGCGATTGAGCCGGGGTCGTTCTATTACGGCGTGACGTTCGTCACGGCGAGCGGGGAAACGGATAGTCCGGCGGCGAGTGGGCCAGTGACGGTGGCGGGCGCGGGTGGCTACTATGTGCCGGCGCCAACAGCAAAACTCTCGGCGGCGAACGAGTCGCCGGATCCGGATGAGTTCGGGTATTCCCATCAAGCGTGGAACGTTGGAGATCAGATTACCTATCGGTTTGCCTTTGTGAATGCGGCCGGCGTTACGACGCTTGGGCCGGCGTCGAACGCGGTGACGGGTGTCGCGAAGACGGGGCAGCCTGGCTATGTGCGGGCGATTCAGCTAAAAAACATCCAAGTGTCGCCGGATCTAAGCGTGACGGCGAAGCGGATCTATCGGTATCGCAACGGGGTCAATCAAGGGCATTGGGATCTCCCCAATGGCTACGAAACGGACGGGCCGGAAGGCGGGACGGGATTAGTCGGCGGGGCGCCGCCAAGTAGTAACACGGCATTTGTGCCGGGTTCGGCCTATCAGACGGTGCCGTTATCCGGGATTGCGATCGGGCCAGCGTACGTGACGGCGCGCCGGCTGTATCGCTGGAATGGATCGGTGTGGCGGCTACTCGCGACGATCGCGAATAACACGCAAACCACCTACACGGATGCGGCGGCCACGGCGAGCCTGGGCGGGACGTTGCCGGCGTCGAACACGGCGACGGCGAATCAAGTGGGCGTGACGTTCGCGACGGGTGGCGGGAGTGTGACCGGCCGGAAAATTTATCGGACGGTCGCGGGCGGCGGCGGCGCGTTGCGACTCCTGAGCACGATCGCGAATAACACGCAAACGGCGATGACGGACAGCACGAGCGATGCGTTGCTCGGGGCGGATGCGCCGGCTGGCGATACGTCCGGGCTGACACAACCCAACGGGCAAGTACCGGCCGGGTCCACGTCGCTGATTGTCGCCAATGCGGCGCCGTTTGCGAGCGGCGGCGGCTGGGCGGTGATCGGGAACGGCGATCAGGTGATCCGCTATGCCGGCAAAACGGCGACGAGCCTGACGGGGATCCCCGCAAGCGGATCCGGCGCGATTGTCGCGAGTATCGCCTACAACAGCACGGTCACGGCGGCGGCTGCGCTGCTCGGCGTCTCGGGGGTGC